TTATGTTTAGGATATGTTACTGCAACATTTCCTTCTGGACAGGCATAATCAATATAAGCAATCAGTGTTGCTGTGCCTGGTGCTACCTTTTGGGTAGATTCTATTTTCATTTTAAAAGCAAACGTATCAACAGTATCACTTGCTGGTCCCATAAACTTGCCGACACTGCTTGATGCTTGATGAACAATGTTTTCGCTGTCTCTTACAGTTAGTGTAAAGTCTGTGACTGTACAGTCATCTCTGTGTTTCTCTCTTGCCACAGTGACTTTGTAGTTACCTTCGTATGGTGCTATGTTAAAATGCTCTGGTGCCCAAGTAAGTATGTCTTTGCTTGAGAACTTGTCCCATACAGTGTATCCGCCACCTAGCATTGCCAGTGTTGCTGTTACTACACCTATGCCTTTGGTTATATTTTCTACGTCAAAACTAAACATTATTTGTTTGCCTCTCTTTTTCTTTTTTCGTTTTCTTCTTTTATGTAATTTGTCAACATAGTTACATAAATGTCTTTTTCCCAAGGTATCAAATTATCTAATTCAGTCAATGAATATTTATGATGTTGCATCAACGCAAAATTTGTTTCATAGTATGCCTCTAGGTTGGTATGGGAGAGGCTTATTGAAAAAAATCTTGTAAACCCTTAAAAGTTATTTTACTCGTAACTTTAGTCTTTGGGTTTTCTACATCAATCTCATATCTTAATTGTGGCATTGTATCAAAAAACTTTTTAATTTTTTTAAATGTTTCTTGTGATAAACTCTCAATAAAATCTTTTAATTCTTGTTTTGTACTATCTTTCGCTGGATATGTCTTGTCACCTTCATAAATGTGGTCAATACAATCTACAATAACTCCGAACACTGTATCTAAATTTGTTCCATCATTTATAATATTTAAACCAACCTGACTAGACTCTAACGTAGGATAATTAAAAACAACTCCTAATTTTCTACTCTCATCAACCATAATATTATTAGTATGTTCCTCATCAACTTCGACATTAATTTTTGATAGGTCAACTTCTACGGGTGTAAAAGTTTCTTTATCATCTGGACATAACACTCTAAATTTTGCTATTTCACCAACTGATTTAGCTCTAACTTGTAATAATATATACTCTAAATCAAACATTGGTAGTTTGTTTATATCTAGTTTTTCAAAAGTACAAGCAGCTATTACTTCTTTAATTGCTGAAACAATTTCATTATTTTCTTTTGATTCCATAGCCATCATTAATATTTTTTCTTCTTTGACTAGGAATGGTCTAAATTGAACAATTATATCTTGCGATGGTAAAGTCAATTCATATCTTGGTATTTCTACACTTGGTAACGCCATTATATTCTCCTTAATAATTTTATATATTTAGTGGTGGTATTTTAAATGGTGGGAAAACTCTACCACCTGTAATTCTACCAATCGGTGCTCTTCTTCTCAATTCATTTAATACATCTCTACCAGCTCTTCTTATCTCTGGAGGTAGTTTACTTATTAAACCACCAAATACTCCACCCGCTCGTTTTACAGTTGGTGAGTTAAATTCTGATTGTCCTACTTGTATTTGACCTGCTCTATCTATAAAATAGTTTACCCAATATCTAAAATCAAATGTAACAGTAAATGTCTGTACTTCGTTTGAAGTGTGAGCAAATGATACATCACTAATAATCTTTGGATAACAATCAAATAATCTTACACCATATGTTACGTCATCTCTCTCTTGCCTACTAGCATAACTTCCTAAAGCAAATATGTCAACTGGTGCAACATAATCATTGTAGTAGTTATAGTTGTGAGTAACATTACTGAATGCTGCCTTTTGCCATACTTCAAAATAAGTTCTTTCTCTCATAAACTTATCTGTATAAAATGTAGCTGTGATAGGTGCTGAAGTATAGTCGTAAATAAATTTTCTTGCTGGACCATTATGTCTAATATCTTTTGTAACAGCTTCTCTATTTGGCATAGATATTTCGTTACAGAATGCTTGTACTCGTCTTTTGGTAGTATCTGTTCTCATAACAGATGTATCTATTGTTGTAGAGAAACCTTGTGTTTCATCATCACCTTGTAAATCTGTATCTCCTACAGCAACACCAGGTGATACACCATTAGGCATACCAAACTCAACATAGAACCTTGCTTTTCTTTGGAATCCTTCACCCTCATTAACCATGGCTTGAAATCTACCCATTGTAGTTTCAGGATTACCGCCAGCTTTCTGTCTTAATCTAGGATCAGATTCTACGTTGTCAAGGCTTCTATCTCTAGGTAAACCTATTCGTACATCAAATCCACCAATTCTTTTTCCGCCTCTTAATATTGCCATTAGTATGGACTTCCCTTCTTAAATTGTTGTACAGGTAACATTACTGCTAATGCTGCCTCGTCAAAATCAACTCTTAAAAAACTTGATCTTACATGACTATACAAGTATTTCTTAATTGTTGTCTTCGCAATACCTATGTTCTTAATTCCATTATAAGTTGCGTCTATTCTTGTATTCTTATTCATTCCGCCACTGGCAAATCTTTGTAAATTATTTAATAAACTTACTCTTTGTAGTGGTCTTAAATAATGAAAATTCATACCCATAAATCCACCTGAAATTGTTTCTAACGGTAACACAAGTGGAAATGTATCATAATATGGTAATACCTGTTTATATTTAGGGTCATAGAAGAACATATTTAATCTTCCTCTACTAGGAATACCATTTAATTTGCCTGTACTCATTAGTTTTCTAGCAGTAATTCTATCGCCTAAATCAGCAACAGTCTTTCTATACCAGTTTGCACTCTTACGAATACCGCCTTGTTTATCTTTTAGTGGATCTAAAATTGAGATAGCCATTACGCTTATATTTATAATAAAAAAGGCGGCCTTTCAGCCGCCCTTTCAAAGTTTTGAAGCGAGAGAGAATTACTCCTCTTCTGCTAATTTACTAAAGTAAGATAACGTATCGTCATCATCGCTAGCAGGAGAAGGGGCTTCAGTACTTTTCACACTTGGTGCTGACTCAGATGGGAGGTCAATTTTATCAGCAGTCGTTGTGCTTCGTACACCTGTAATCGTCCTATTCAGTTTCTCTTTGAGTTCGTCATAGGTTTTAAAATTATCGGGTGCAAGAAATGGTTTTAAAGCATGTTGTTGTTTCCAAGTTGACTTGATTTTCTCATCATCTTCGGCAAGTGGAGAAACAGCTTCAAATTCGGACTTATCGTAGTTCCAATAACCATCAACTTTTCTAATCTTCAATTTGAAGTTAGCGCCTTTCCAAAAGTCAAAAGGATTGACTGGTTTCTCATCTTCAAACGCCGGTTGCATAGCTTCTGTAATCTTATCAAATATCTTTTTACCGAATTTGAATAAGAACACTTTACCTTCGTTCTCTGGATGCTTTGGATCTGATTGTACTAAAATGTTTGCGTAGTAAGATAATTTTCTTTTTCTCTTTCTAGCAATCTCTTTATCACTATCTAGTCCTGTATTCCATAATCTAGTATTTTCTTCCGACACAGGGTCTTTCTGACCAAGTGTTGTTAGAGAGTTTTCAATATACCAACCACCTACATCTTGGAATGCATGTGACCATACTCTTTGCCATGGTAAGTCTTCACCTTCTACTGCAGGTAAAAATCTAATGACAGCATAACCATTACCAGTTTTATCTAACTCTGGTTTCCAAAATCTGTCGTCTTGGTATTTTGATTTGTTTTGATCTTTGTTCTCGGTGCCGAGATTTGCCTCGATGGCTTTTGTAAGTTTGTCAAAGTTACTTGACGATTGTTTTAACGCTTCGAAATCCATATTATATCTCCTTTGTATTTTCGTGTTCGTTGTATTTGTGTTACCTGTTTAATCGGTATCATTTTTATTTATAAGAGTTCTCACGTTCATTCGCCCATGTTTTTAAGCTATCGTTTTTAGCCTTTTTATCATAGGTTGCTTTAGGTAAGGACCTCTTAATTCTGTACTCTCTATATTGTTCACACCATTTGACAATTAAGTCTAGCGTTTTATATATAAATTTATCTAACATAATATTATAATATGTACCTGGTGGGATTTATTGGTTTACCCACAAGCTTTCAGGAAGCGTCCAATCTTTTAAAGATAGGTCCATACTCACAACCAAATAGAGTGTCTTCAGGCATTCGCCCATAACCCTCTCTACTCGTGCCTTACACCCGCTTAAGAGTTGTTCAGCCACAAGGCCAATCAAAGTTCGAATCTTTAATTGTTTTAACATATTCTCTATAATATATCACACTTTAACGAATTTGTCAAGTGTATTTTGGAATGAAATATACTTTAAATTCTTAATAGAAGTCCACTCACTAATCTTTGAACTAACTGGTGTTTTACCACTATCACCATCTGGATTTACCTTATAAAATTGTACTTTAGGGTTCTCTGTCATCAATGTTTTCCATTGATTTATCCAATTCACAGATGGTATGGGTCCAGCCTCTGGTAATCCATAATGTTTAGTACCTTTGTACATATTATTAATTTTAGATGTATCACTTATCAAGTCATGTCCAATTAAATACACTTCTTGTAAATCTTTTTCTCTAATTGTAGCCACTCTTCCACTTGACGCACCACAAGCCCAACCTCTATCTCTTTGACCTTCTACCAAATCATCTAAATTATGTGCCTTGTCATTCTCATTAGTCCAACTAACATATGTTGTTGTGTGATTAACATTCTTTTCTACAATTTCTTTTTTTTCTAATTTTGATTTTAAAATGTTTACTTTACCTGATAGATTTGAACCATGAAATACAAACTCTTGCTTATCGCCCTTATCATTTTCCATTTTATTAGATTGATATTTGTCAATTAACTCTTTATCTTCATTCTTCATATTACCATAGACTAGCATGTCGTATGTTGGTGCTGGTATTCTAGTCCAATTTCTTAACCATGTTTCGTTAGTATCACAATATCCACTTTGGTATATCTCGTGCATAATTCCATGGTCAACAGCAGTCAATACATCTGGTGTAAAATCTCTATATAAAGCATTACAACCATAAATCTTTCCATGTGGTTTTAGTATTCTTAAATCAAATGATTTTCTACTCTCACCGTTTCCTATACAAAATACTCTAGTCGCCATCTCTTGTTACCAAATTATCAGGTTTGTCTATTGGTAAACCCATTCTGTTAAACCATTTTCCGTTAGCGTGAAATACATGACCTAATGTACCATCACTTAATTTAATTGATCTTTTGTCTATTTTGTTTTGATAGGTTGTACCATTTTTCAAAATAAGTTTTAATCCACCATGTATATCGCCATATATTCTATCTATGACTTTATCACCTATCTTATTTGATTCTGGTATAATGTTTTCACTCATTTATAAAAACTTCTTTCATAATTAATTTACATTCTGTCACATTAAAGTTAAAAAATGGTTTCACTCTGGTAACCTTAGATGCGATTTCAGGCCAGACA